CCACCTGAATGAATGACCTATAATTGAGTTTCATTATGTTTGTTTCAAGGTACTTTTGATAATCTACATTGTTGGCGTCTTGATTAATAAGTTTACCATTACAAAATATCTCAAATAGATTTGGTTTGATACCTCTTCGTATAATATAGTTCTTTGTACCAACATCAAACTCAACTTCTACCATACAATCACCATTATTAATGGTGTTGACCATTTGTTCTTTCTTAATAATTCTAAAAGGTCTGTTAAATAGTACAAAACATAATGCGTCTAGTAAGGTTGACTTACCTGTGCCGTTTGTACCTACAATCAATGTGGTTTGTGAGATACTTAAATCTATCTCTATTGGTTGATTGCCTGTTGATAAAAAATTCTTATATGATATTCTCTTAAATAGTATCATTCACTAGCTTCCATGTACAGTTCTTTTGCAAACTGTTTTAATTTTTGTTTATCTAATTTTATATCTGTCTGGTCGATATAGTTACCTAAAAAAGTAAGTGTGTCTTCACCTTGGTCTAATATGTCTTCTCGTACTGAGGCACCAATATCTGTAGGGTCTTCAATTACATCAATAGCATGTATGTTAATAGCATTGTACAATTTATCCATTAGTCTTTCAAACATGTCATTGTCTGACCTATTAGATACAAACAACTTAACAAAACATTTGTCATATTGATTAATGTCTAACTCATCATAGTTTGTTTCTTTATCATTGTAGATAATCTTTTTAAACATACTATTAGGATTTTCTACTCTTGTTAACTCTCTGGTTTCAGTATCAAAGATATGAAAACCTTTAGGACATTGGTAGTCTGACCATGTCATTTCGTATTGAGTGCCAAGATAATAGATATGTCCATCATCTGATTTCTTATGAAAATGACCAGACATAACTTTTTCAAATCTTTTAAACATAACCTTTTCTTGGCCATGGTCGTTAAAATGTCCGTTATGCATTTCAAAACCTTTTACTTCTAAGTGACCCATTGCAATAGATGATGTACTGTTCTCTATTGTTCTAATACTTTCAGCTTCATTATCATCACAAATCCATGGTATAAAGAGTATTGGTAGTCCATCAAAGTCAACTGTTGTTGATTGCGTGTAAACCTTGGCGTCTTTACATATGTCAAGGTTTTGCATAGCATTAACCTCATTTGTATTCTTATAATAAGTGTCGTGATTACCAATGATAATATGTGTATCAATACCTTGTTCATCTAATCTATTCCAAAATACTTTCTTGAAATTGTGTGCTGTATTATGGTTGATAAACTTTCTTCTATCTACCACATCACCTAGATGTATTAATGTTTTAATACCATACTGTTGCATGTATGGAAAAAACAGTTCATTATAAAACTTGTTTTGAAACTCAATAAAGGCTGGTGAATCATTACGAGCCCCAAAGTGAGTATCATTTAGTAGGGATATTTTCACTTTTCTTTGCGTCCTCTAGTTTTTTCTTATGTTGTAATGTAGTTCTCTTTGGCATTTTTTTAGCGCCAGGATCCATATCTCCACTTTCAACTGGTGCCATATTCTTTTGTAAGAATTCTGTAAACTGATTTTTAAAATCTCTATCTTCACCTGGATTTAAAGTCATATCATCATAATTACCCTCTGCAATCATTCTTTGTTTGATTGTAGTTTGTTTCTTTTCTTTTTGTATTCTACGAATAAATGCGTAATAGATTATTTGTGTGAAGTAAGCAAACGGATTGTTTGACTTGTCTGGATTAAAGTTGTGTAAATACTGTAAACAGTTTTCTATACCATCACTAATCATATCATCTCTATATGTGTAGTTGATAAAATTAGGTCGATAAGATAAATGATTCGCTATCTTTAGGAAACATTCACCGACATAATTAGGAACTCTAGGTTTGTCTTTTCCTAATTTTTCTGCTTCTTGAACAGAGTTTCTAAACTCGACCATAGCGGCCAAGAATTCTTTGTTGTTAACATAATGTTCTGGTTTTGCTTTTGATTTTGCCATAATATCCTCAATGTTGTTTATATAATACTCTAAGTTGATGTAATTGTCAAGCTTAGGTTGTTTTTATTTATTTTTCAATTTAGTTTAATTCCACGGTTGACATCTTTTTTATCTTGCTGTATAATAACGGTGTCCGTTTTCAGAAACACTAGCTTTAAGTACCTAATGTCCTTAGTGCATTGTTGGTTCATCTTCATCATCAAAATCATCAAACTCTCTAAAGATTTCATTCATTTTTTTATTCTCTTCAGGAGTAAACTCTTTTCTGTGATAGTTCTCATCTCTTTTAGGTCTATCTAAACTATCATAGTTTTTAATAATATCAGTATAACTACCACTCATCTCTAAGGAGGCGTTGGTGATTGTCATAATTTTATCTTTAGGAATAGTAACAACTTTGTCCATAGTATAGTTAGTCCAACGAATCAAAGCAATATAATCTCTGAAGCCTGTTGGTGTCATTTGAGGAATATACTTTATCTGTAAAGGTTTGTCAAGTCTAATTAGAGGACCATTATCTGGCAACTGTTTCTCACCAGTAGGTAGTACGGTAACAATGTCGTCACCGTTAATAAGTTTTATTATTTTAACTGTTTGATTCATTGTTCAATTCTATGTTGTGTATTTCATATTCAAAGTCTTCCTCACTATAGATATTTATCCTTTCTCTAAAGTGGTTGAGTGTGTAGTTCTCTTTCTCATTGTATGTTAAGTCATCTGCAATGTCATATAAAGTAGCAGAACCATTATTATCTTTTAATCTTAAACCTCGACCAATAGATTGTAAGTTTCTTATCCTAGATTTAGAAGGACTAGAAAAGATAATGTTGTGTAAGTTACGAATATTAATACCGGTACTAAAGGTTCCGTAGCTTGCCACGATAATAGCATTGTCAGCCTTTTCTGTAAGTTCTCTAATCTTTTCTCTTTCATCTGTATCTACTCCTCCGTGTACATAAAAAACTTGTTTATCAGGTGCCTTTAGTTTAATATCTTCGTACAATTGTTTACCATGTTTTTCTACATATTGAAATAAACAAAGTGTATTACCATTCAGACCAGCGGCCAAGTTTCTTATAAACTTATTTCTTTTATCAGAGGTCACAATGTAATCCATCTCTTCTTGATAGTTCATGCCACTAGCATGTTTACACTCAATCGCACCATGTTTTAATATTAGACAGAAAATCTTTAAGTCAGCTAATTGTTTCTTCTCTTGTAGTTCTACTGTAGAAACCACCTTGTTGACCGTACCAAACAGTCCTTCTAATACTAACTTGTGTGTTTGTGTACCATCTAATGTACCTGTTAGTCCAACTCTATATGGACAATTTTCTAATTTTGCCAATATCTTTGTCAATGAAACAGCCTTAAATAAATGTGCTTCGTCACCTATTACCATACCAACATCTTTAAAGTATTTCTTAGGTTGTGTATAGATAGATTGCCATGTAGATATGATTACAGGTTGATTTGTTTCTTTAGAATGGCCTTGATATATTCTGTGTACATTTTTCTCAGGTGACCAACCATAATCTTTGAAGTCTTTGAACAGTTGTTCGACCAAAGATGTGGTAGGTACAATAATTAATATCTTTTTCTTCTTTTCTTTTAACCGAAGAATGTTAAACCTAACAAGAAGATAGACAATAAGAGATTTTCCACTAGCTGTGGGTGAAAGTAATAAAGTCCTATTTTTTCTAACTGCATATATAAATGCCTCCTTTTGATAGTCACGAACAGTAAAAGGTATTTTTAAAGCTTCAATAAACTTATCTACCTTTGCTTCGTCAACTTTTGTATCTTGTATTTTAGTGCCGTCAACAACATGAACCTTGTTATCTTCACACCATTTTAATATATAGGGGTATAGACCAACATAAATCTGGCCGGTTTGATATGAGAATAATCGAATCTTTCCGTCCCATACTCTGTTTCTAAACTGAGGCATAAACTTAAAACCAGGAACTTCAAATGTAAAGAATTGTCCTAGTTCTCTTCGTATGTCATCATCAGCCTCAATCTTTAAATGAACATCATCTTTTTTATCTATAATTAAATATCTTGTTAAACTCATTTATAAAATCCATGTCATAAGTGAATACCTATTACCTTTAATTACTTTTTTAACTTCGTGTGAAAACATAAAATTACTAGGAAAAACAATGCCTAAAGCCTGTTCTTGTTTAGGTATATATTCACCATCACAGAATACAATTTCGCCACCTTCTTCGGCAGTTTGTAAAAATATTAATGCTGTTACATGTGGGTAACCGTACTGTTGTCCGTGTGAATGATGTATGTTGTCTATATGATTTTGCATAAAACCACCTTCAGCATAATGATTCATTCTGAATGGTGTAAAACTTTGTGGTACTATTTTAGTATGTGTCTTAATATAATCATCAACCATACCTCTAAATCCAGTTTTTAATTCTTCATAAAACTTATCTTGTTTATTAATCCAATACTCTTTCATATCTACTCTATCGTTAGTTCTAGGAGATACATCTGTATTGGTCGAAAATGATGATTGATTCCATTTACCATTTGTATGATAGTGATTTATTACATTATTTGCCAGGTCACTAGAGATAACTTGTTTGTATGTGTGAATATAATTCGTGATTTGCATTTAAAACTCTGCTGATTGATACTCAATACTTTCGCCAACTTTACCTTTTAACATTATATTAAAAGCAACACTTATTCTATTTTGACTTGAAGTGTTTACTGGCACATGATGTACCACATAAGAGGGAAATAGTATTAATCTATTTACTGTTGAAGGATAATTCCAATTAGGCGCATTATTTAATTGCCACTCTTTTACTTTAGGCTCTAAAACATGAGCTTGTTGTCTAGGGTCAGAGAATATAATATTTGCTTGTTCATCTGATTTTAAATAAAAAACACCACTCAATATATTATTAGAATGTGTATGAGGTCTATGATAATGGTGAGTAGGACTTACTGTACCCCACATATCAGTTATATTATAATCTTCACAAATCCATTTCATATCATCAAAATAAATTTTTGACAACTCTAAAACCTTATTTGTTAAGACCTTAAATTTATTATGTTTATGAATATCAGGTTTTGATTGCCAATTTTGACCAGACTTTATTTTCTCACCACCCTCTGCTTCAAGGTACTCTATCATACTATCAATATATTCTGTTTCTAATACATTATCATAATAGTGAACAGTTGTAGGAAATAATAAGTCTTTCATTAGATTGCACCACTAGTAAACCTACGCCAGTCAATGGCATTTTTAATTGTAAAGGTTCTATTAGTGATTTGTCTAATTGTTCTATCTAAGAAATCAACACAAGCGTTTAAGTAATCTACTTTTTGTTTTGCTT